GGCGAGGTCGGCCTTGGCCCTCTCAACTCCGCGAAGCTCCAAGTCGCGATAGTCGATATCCGCGAGCAGCCCCAGAACTACGTCCGGAGCCATGCTCATGTCGGCGACACCCTTCGCGGCCTCGGCCAGCGCCTTCAGTTCTTCATTGGTCATGGCCGAACCCCCTTGATCGACGCAAAATCGAAGTCAGGCAGCTCGCTCACGCCGTTGAGATAATCGACCATCACCTTGACGTCGGATTCATCACAGGCGCCAGGCTCAGACTGCCAGCAGTAGAACGGGTCAGTGTTCGGCATGGCGCCGTAGCGCATGATTCCGTATCGGGTGTACATGCCGTCTCGTACGACTCCGACCCGGGCCTTACCCTTGTCGAAGTAGACGATGTAGTGGTTGATGCCCTCGGAGCGGACGAGCTTTGGCTTTTTGCGGTTATTTCGCTTGATCCAATTTTCGATAATCGCACTCATGACTGAATCCTCACGCCGGCGGCCTCGATGGCGGCGCGTATATCGGGCATACGGACCAGCTCCACTGGGTCGTGGTGCGGCTTTTCATAAGCGAGAGCAACGAAGGCTCCGAGATGCTGTGTTAGGCCTTCGTATGCGCAGGCAGGTGGAAGCTCAACCACCAGGGCGGCGCGCGACTCAGCCCAGGCGATCCCGAACACCACCCAATACGAGGCGGTCTCCTTGTCGATGTATTCGCCGTCGGCGCCCTTCCGGAGTTGTTCGGCGGGGATGCGGAACCGGCCTGTCATCTTTTCGAAGACTTCGCGCATTTTTGGATCGTCGATCAGGCTCATGCGAACACCTCTACGCCCGGGCGGATGTAGTCAGCCCATTCCTGCAGATCACGGACGGTGTAGCGTTCATTGCGCCCCACCAATTCAGGGCGACGACTGCGCAATACCTTCAGGCGGGCCACCTTGCCGTCCAGCACTTCGATTACTTCGAACTCAGCAACGAGGCTCCCCTGGTCGCTGTACCGGCCAAACTGAAAGCCCGGGACCAAATCTTTTTTAGTGATCATTGGCAAAGCTCCTTAGGCACAGACACGGTATCGCCAAACTTTGAGGCAACGATGGCGCGGCAGGCTGCGATGAGGTGGGTTGGGCCATACTCTTCGCCCTTGCCGGAGCAGCAATACGCCCAAACAGGCTTGACTTCGTCTTCTGGAAAGCAGGCGAAGGCAATCATGTACTTCCCGATCAGTGGGCCGCCTTCCTGCCAGCGCGTGGACGGCATGAATGGCTGTGATATATCTTGGCAATGCCCCACGAGCTCCCTGCTAACCACCAGATAGAGTTTTCCATCCTCGAATTCGTGCCTGGTCTTTTCGCCCTTCACGCACACCATCACAGCCCAATCAAGCGCAGCGCCGGTCAGATCGGCAGTTTGAATTTCAATGAGTTCGCTCATTTCGCCACCCGATCAATATGGTTAGCCCGCTTCACAGTCCCGTCAGCACGTACAAGGCGCTTATCAGGGCCTTTGCTCAGCCGGACGATGTCGCCAGTGGCCTGGACTACTCTGAAACCCTCGGAGACGAGTTGATTTACGGTTTTGCGTTGGGTGAGAGTCATTGGGCGTCTCCCATCGCAGCGGTCACAGATTCGGCGCACTTCGGGCCGATGTAGGCGGCCAAGGCCATCAGCCCACGGCGCAGCTCTGCACTGGTTGCGACTGGCCAATGACCGCCGGCCTTCAGAGCATCAACACAGACCTTGACGCAGTCGCCGCAAACACAGGTGACCATGTCGGCCCCTTGGACGATTGCTTCCACCTCTTCTGAATTTTTCCCACAGAACACGCAGTACAGTTTTTGCTCTGCCATCACGAAGCCCTCCGCTTGCTGCGCTCAGAGGCGCCTTCGAATACCAGCCCAATGCCGCGGCCTTCTCGCAGCCGGTCAACACTTCGGTCGCCCAGGACAGCGCCCAGCTCTTTGGCGTCAATGTTGGAAATGACAATGGTCGGCAGTTGCTCTTCGTAACGCCCGTTGATCACGGCGAACAAGGTGGCCAGTTCGAACTCGGTCGGCTTGGTGGCGCCCACTTCGTCGATAATCAGCAGCGACGGCTCGACAAGACTGGCGAACGCTTCGGCCTCGCTGTATTCGGCACGGTCGCCGTAGCTGCCCTTGATGAACTGGAGCAGCCCGCCGACAGTGCGGTACACGGCCGTGGCGTTGTGATTGGCGATGACGTAGCCAGCGATGGCAGTGGCCAGATGGGTCTTGCCGGTGCCAGGGTTGCCGGTCATGACGATGCAGCGACCGTCGTCTAAGTTCTGCGGGAACTGCTCGGCGTACTCAACGCACTTGGCGAGATTGGCCTTCTGCGCTTCTGTAACAGCTTGGAAATCAGCAAAGCGCTTGCCCATGAACCGCTTAGGAATCATGGAAGCCCCCAGCTTGCGTTCTAAGCGCTGTTCGGCAATACGGGCATACATCGCACGCTGTTCTTCCTGATCGCGTAATGCTTGGGCCTCAGCGGCGCACTCAGGGCATCCTGACGGCGTATCGCTGGTCTTGCGAATCACTGCGGCGTACTCGCCATGGGTTTCGCAGGTGGCTGGCTGCTTGGCGATCACACCGAAGCGGCGCTCGATTTCGCAGATGTCAAGGCTGATGACTTTCGGCTCAGAACTCATAGGTCCCATCCCCCACAGCGGTCAGGCCCGCCATGTAATCGCGCTTGTCGAAGCCGGTGTGACGGCTGGATGGCAGGTGGTGGACGTTGCTCGGAGGCGATACCTCGTCCTCCCAGCGCTTGCCGTTGAGCCAGGTCGATGCATGAGGAATGAACTGACCCTGATCCTTGGTCCATCCCGGTGTCAGCGCGTGCGAGGCCAGCGCCTTCACGATCTGGTCGAACAGGGCCTGTGTCAGCTTGAGCTTCGCCCAGGCCTTCTCGGCTTTGTCTTTTCCGACCTTGCGCGGGTACAGCTTCCAGAACCGGGCAAACAGGGCCGCGCCATCAACCGGAGCTGGCGACGGGTTGAGGGAATCAGGAATCAGGTTAAGGGAATCAAGAGAGAGGGAATCAGCAGGGAAAGAACTGTGCGAGTCTGGTGCTTGCACGGTGCTTTCCTCATGCTTTCCCTGAGAGCCTTCTACCACGGGCATTTCAGGGATGATGCTCTTGGCTTCCTTCATGTGTGGGTTCTGGTGCTTCGCCCAATTAATGATCTGGATGGCCTGAACTTCGCCCACCGTGTAACGCTTGATGAACCCCAAATGATCCAAGTCGGCGAGCATTCTTTCGATGTCAACGCTGTCCGCAGGGAACAGAGCCATCTTCAATCGGCGCGGACGATCCTCAAGGCGCCCCTCCCGATCTGCTTCGGTCCACATGCCGATGAAAAGTAGGCGCGTGGCAAAGTCCAGCTCTGCCAGGTGCTCATTGGAAAAGAAGCCTGGTTTGATATTTCTGGATCTGGCCATCATGGGCGTCCTTTGCCGATCAGGTCGGCCAGTTCAAGGAAGCGATCCACGTACCAGTGCGGCTGCGTCTCGCGGGGATTGTTTGGGCTGGTGAGGTTCTTGCCGTAGCGCAGGCCCTTTTCAGTGATCGACCAGAACTCAACAACGCCGCGCTTTGTGCTATTGCGCTGGCACTTCTTGAGAAATCCCTGGGTGGCGAGTTGCAGGTTGAATGCAGCAGCGGAACTGGTGATGCCAATCTCACGAATCAAGTCGCTGACGGGCTTGGTTTCCATGGATGAGCCGCCGGTAGCGTCTGGCGCAGCATCGATTGCATAGCCAGGCAGGAAGCTCGACTCCAGGCCGTTGTTGGCGGCAATCTTGGAGAGCATGAGCATCTGGCTTGAGGGAGATGGCTTAAGCAGGCGTGTGAAGCATTCGAAGATCGCAATCTCACCATTGACCTTGGCGCCGTTGATCTTCTTCGGCGATACCGCCACCTGCTGCTCAAGCTCCTTCCAGCGACGAATAACGCGCATGCGGAGCATGGAGCTGTAGCCGGTCAGCAGGCAGTCGGTGTGCTCGCGGTCAAGTCGGTACTCAACCTGGGATCGGTTCGATCGGTCCAGATAGGTGTGAGCAAAGATGCTCACATCTTCCTTAAGGTCGGACAGCATCGACACAATGTCGCGCTTCACGTCTGGGTGGCGCTTGCCGGTCAGTTCGGCGATCTCACGTGACGACATTGTGCGCGCCACGTTTTCGCCATCTTCGTTTTGTGGCGCGGGACTGGTGAGTCCCTTGCCTGTTTTCGCGGATTCGTTCATTATTCACCCAAGAGATTGGTTACACATGCAGTGGAAAGAGCCGGGATTGCGCCCCGGCTTTTTTGTGCGTGCGATTTGGTGATCCAGCTATTCGAGGTCTTCATCAGCCCCTCCCCCTGCCTTTTCAGGGACTGTTAAGTCCCGCGCCGGGTCGCGCTTCGCTACTGGCAGGTTCCGAAGCTTTCCGGCACCTTTTGGCCTGGTCTTCTCGAAGAAACGTTCTGTTCCAAGCTGCGCGGCATACTGCTCGGGGGTCATCCCCGCTGCTTTAGCCAGCCGTTCAAGCTTTTCGTAGAGCCGCCCATCGATCCCATGGCAGATCGTGTTTTCGGGCACGTAGGCCTCCTTGCGGGACTTCAGGCCACTTGGTGTTTGTCGGTAACATCGGTCTCGATGATGCTTTCCAGTTTTTCCTCGACGCACATGCGCACGAAAACAGCGAGCTGAAGCTTGTGCAGCCTCGCTACCGCCTTCAGCGCCTCGTATGTTTCATCGTCGTAGCGGGACTTGATTTCCCGGTCCTTCAGATGGCGTGGTTCGTCGTACATGCTTGGTTTTTCCTTGTGGCTGATGAAGGGGTTAGGCGGCAGAAAGGGATTGGCTTGGAGGGAACACCTCGTCGAGGGTCACGGACGCACCAGAGTTGTTCAGGGCTGTCACGATCCGACGACACTCATCAAGCCCAGGCTTGCGGCGTTCGTTCTCGTAATGGGCGATTGCGCTTTGCGTCACACCAACCGAATCGGCCAGCGCGGCCTGGGTCATGCGCAAGCTTTCGCGGATAGTTTTGATGTTCGACATAGCGGTTCTCCGTTTGCGTAATGCGGATATTACGTTTAGTAATTTTTAACCGCAAGCATCATTACAGGCTGTCAATGGGATTAAGCCATACAGGTCGTAATAATTAGCGAATGAAGAAATGGTACGAGCTGGCAAAGGCCAGAATGAAAGAGCGCCGGGTAACCCAGGATCAGCTGGCCGAGCACATTGGCGTCAGCCAGGGTGGTGTGGCTCATTGGTTGAGCGGCAGGCGCGAGCCTAACCTCGAGGTGATCGGGCGCATCCTGAAATATCTGGATCTGCCCGCGATGACCGTTGCTCAGCCGGTAGATGCGCCGCCTGCGATTGAGTCGAATGTCGAGCTTTTGGGTGATCTATCCGTTTGGGAGGATGGAGACCCCCTAGACGCGGATGATTGCGAAGTGCCTTACTACGCCGAAGTGGAGTTCGCTGGCGGGGAAGGAATGACGGAAGTAATAGAGGTAGCAGACAGGAAGCTCCGGTTTAGTCATGCCACCTTGAAGGCTGCAGGCGTTGATTGCGAGAACGCTGCGGTAGCAAGGGTCAAAGGCAACAGCATGGAGCGCCTGATCATGGATGGCGCGGCCATAGGCTTTGATCGTGGCGATACCTCGATAATTGATGGCGAGATATATGCCTTCAACCATGGCGGCATGCTCCGGGTGAAGTACCTCTATCGGATGCCCCAGGGCGCGATACGGGTCAGTAGCGAGAATGGCGACGAGCACCCAGACGAGCTGATAACTGCTGAAACCTGGCGCGAAGAAGCTCGTATGTTGGGTCGTGTGTTCTGGTGGTCCACCGTGCGCCGATCACCGAGACGAAAGTAGACAGCAGCCACTGCAATACAGAAGCCCGCCCAGCGCGGGCTTTTTCATGCCTGCGATTTGGCCATACGACGGAATATTACGGATGACCGAAAAAACATTACACATAGTATTGACGACGAATATTACACAGCGTAATGTTCACTCCATCGAGCCACTACAGCGACTCGAAGGGCCTGATACGGGCCTGCCTCGAAAGGGGTTGTTCTTTACCACCGCCAAGATCCTCGCGACCGACTACCCCGGGCAACCGGTAAGCGCGAGCAACAAATAGTCGATCCCATGCCAGCTCTGGAACTGGCTATCGCGGGAGAACCCGCCGACTCGAAGCCGAGCGAACGTCAGCCGACCAGCAATACAGGATCGGCCACGCAAGCGAAGCCAAGAGACGCGCTTCAAACCGCCTCCCTGAAAGGTCCAGCAAAAAGGGCATCTATAGGTGATTGGGGTGACAACGGAACAGATTTTCTCGGTGCTCTTCTTGCGAGGAGCATCCGGAAAATCAACCGCCCTGGAGGGCGCCGCAATGCGCAACCACAACCAACCTCGTAAACCGAACGAAACGAAAGAGCAGTACCAGATGCGCCGCGCTCGCGGTGCTGCTGCAAACATCATGGGTTTCATGGCTGAGTGCCGAGAAGGTGCTGGCTGGCCCCCAGCTAAGGCCGAGATGATCGACTGGTTCATGAAGCACCGCGCTCGGCTCCACCTGCGCCTCGCGATCGCTGCTCAGCTCCCATGATCGGCAGCCCAAAGATTTACTGATGCCGCTTCGATGAGGCGGCATTGGAAATCCAACGGGAGCAAGGCAATGGAAACGACAGTGTTTAAGGCCGACAAGGTGTTCGTGGAAACTGACTACCGCGGCATGACGGTAACGGTCGAGGGCGACCCAAAGCTCATTGTTGAAGACATGGCCCTTGATGATCGCCTGCACGATCTGGATGTGCGCGACGTGATCGATTTCCTCGGGCCGACAGAGGTCTTGCAGGCGATGACGGAAGAGGATCTGAGCGACTGGCTGAAAGGCGAGCCAACGGACCCTACAGACATGCTCAACGCTATCGGCGAAGAGGCTGTTCTTGAGTGGCTGAACAGCGGCGACTCGGATAGCAATTCGCCGGTTTAACCCCATTCCCCCAAGCGCCTATACCGCTTAACAGGAGGTAGAGAGATGTGCACATGTAAACAAGATACCGAAGCGCGGTTGCTTAAAGCCCTGCCCGCCGAACTTCCAGAAGGAATCAAGGGCTTGAATGCGCGCCTGACCGGGTACGCCATGATGTTTGGCGGACAGAAGGCGCAGTTCAAGCAGGTCATGCCGATTGAGATCACGTTTCAGGCCCCTACCAAGGCGGGCGTGATGAAGGACAAAAAGAAGTCCATGAGCATGCTGGCCAACTACTGCATGTTTTGCGGTGAAAAGTACGAAAAAGATGAGCCGGAAGCTGCCTAACCCCACCCCCGCAAGGAAGCCCCATGTCCCTCAAGCAACTCGCAGTACAAGCAGCCCGTAACCATAACCACCTCGCACTGCGCGAGAAACAATTCAAAAACGATTGTCTGGCTCAGCGTGATGTATGGATGCGCCTGGCTAGATCTGTGGGAGGTAAGTGATGACCGTACGTGAAGACTTTGAAGATGCGTGTCGCCGCAATAGCCCGGAGCGCAGCCTTGGCCGGGACAAGCACAACGGGCAGTGGTCGGACTACTACAACAATAACGACACCCACTTCGCTTGGGTGCTTTTCAAGGCGCTGGAACGCATCGGTCGCCCACATGACTGTGGCTGCATGCCGTGTACCGGCTCCTGCGTATCGCTGGAGGCATTGCGCATCACCGTCGATGAGATGCGCGAACTTGCTCAGTCTGCCATCCAGCGCGCCACAGCCAGCCCTATGGGCAAGGAGTGAGAGATGAGCTTCAAGCTGAATGATGTCGTGTCATGGAATAGCGCGTCTGCGGGGATCTGGAAAGAGAAAACTGGAACCGTGGTGGAGGTTGTGAAGGCTGGTAAAGCGCCAGCCCACGAAAAATCGGACTGGTTTTCTCGCGACCATGAAAGCTACGTCGTTTCGGTTCCGTCCGGTGGCAAGGCAAAGCCAAAGATCTACTGGCCTAGGGTCAGCGCACTGAAGCTTTCCGAATAGCCGCACATGCGGCCCGATCCTCTCTCTGAGGGCGCATCGGGGTGTGATCTACCGTTAAGTGCCGGTCGCGAACTCACGCGCCACGGACGACAGAAAGAAGGGATAAAACCTATTCGCTGTGATGGATGAGATAGATCACACCCCGATGCGGACGAAACTGCGGCCTATAACCGCCCACCTGCATTTCCTCCGTAGCCGGGCATGAGTCCAGTAGCGGCAAC